GACGCTGAGAAAGTGCTGCAAGAGACCATGTCTCGAGGCTTTGTTTTTGCTCAAACCCAAACCAGAAACATGTCAGGCTTTTCAAAAAAGGCGTTTAACTATTCAGCTCAAGATGAACTAGCGATTGAAATCATCAAAGAAAGAACAGCGAGCGAACAAAGAAGAACGTTAGCGATTAGAAACATTAATAACTACTTTGGATTCGACAGAACTTCCACAGAACAGATTCAAACTCTTATAGAGCGTGGTTTAGAAGAAGGGCTTACCACAGAGACCATTGCTAGAAATATCTCCAGAGATTTTGGGGAGAATTACGGTGACCAGGCTTTTACGATTGCCAGAACAGAAACCTTAACCGCTATCTCTCAAGGGATTATGTGGCAAAACCAGGTCTTGCAAGAGGTTTTTAGTGAAGTCAATAAGCAGTGGTTTCACGTAGGAGATGTGAGTTCTAACCCCGATGCTAGAAAGGGACATGCAACCTTTGAACGTGAAGGCCGACGAGGTATAGTTCCTAGTAATTACGTCTACGTTAATCCAGACACAGGAGCTAGTTTAGGGTACCCAAGAGATCCTCGTGCCATTGCTTCCGAAGTTATAAATTGCAGATGCGCACTTTCGTCAGTTATCCCTAATACCGCACAGTCAAACGCTGAACAAATTATTAACAGGGGTTAGATCATGGCCGTTGAAATTATTGGCAACAGTGAAAATGTTAGAAAGTATCGTGAGTATTTACACCGTCAAGGCGTGTTAACCAAACGCTTCATTGATTCTGCACAAAGACGTGGTCAACCGATTATTGAAAAACCAGAAGGGTACCGCATCATAAACGGTGGTATAAAAAACGTGTATAACGTTAAAACTGTTAAGGGTATACCACGTGAAGTTAAATCTTTAGATCCCATGCAAAAGCTCTACATCAAAGGTATTGCAAACGCCAACATGGTCGACCGTATGGACGAACGGTTAGAACCTGCAGGGATTGACATCAATAACTTTATGAAAAACCAAGTCCTGCTTTTAGATCACCTTTATATTGCAAGCGCTACCATTGGTCGGGTCGTGAATTTAGATGCTCAAGACAGTGGGATTCACTTTGAGGCCTACATTGGAGATCCGGCCAAAGCAGAACTGACTGGGCAGCAAAAAGATGCTCGGTCACTGATTGCTCAAAAACTTTTACAGACTGTCTCAGTTGGATTTATACCGCACAAGGTTAAAGCTCCCGAGTTTGATGAGCAAGGCCGTCTTATGGAGCCTGCAGTTATTTTACAATGGGAACTTTTAGAGTTATCTGTTGTTGCGGTACCTGCTAATGCGGGTTCAGTGTTTACGGTGAGTAACTTGTCCCTGGAAGAGCCTGTTCAACGATCCGCTTTGTTTACCTCTATACCTAAAGAAGCTACCATAGAAAAATCTGAGCATTCGGATGATGATGATACAACCCAAGATAATGAAACTTCTTACAATGCGACGACACTTGCAAAGGATGAAAAACTGATGGAAGAAAAACTAGTAGAGATGATTGAGCAGATGAAGCGCATTGGCTCCATGCTAGGCTCCATGAATGACATGATGATGGAAATGAAAAATCAAAATGACATGATGATGGAGATGATGGCTAAAAAGATGAGTGAAGGTGAACAGCAGATTGAAGATGCTGAACCGGGAAAAGAAGAAGAATTAAAGTATGACAAAGAAAAAGAAAAAGAAAAAGAAGAGATGAAAGCTTTAAAGACGCTAATTACGTGCCAGAACGAGAAGATTGAGCAAATCAGCGCTATAATGTTAAATATTATCAGTAACAATGATCATTCAAACAGGTAGTACCTGTGCGGTTTTCATACGGTAACTAAAACTATTAAGGGGTTTTGAATGTCAAACGAGTTTCCACACACAAGCAAATTGTACGAGGCCCTAGCTTCTCAAAAGGCTCCAGGTAACCACACTTTAAAACCAGTTTACGAGAACGATCTTCGTCAAGCTGCGGCTTTGCTACAAACCAAAGCGGGTGAATCTAACTTTGGTCTGCTTTTTGGTCACAAGTTAAGAGATGACGATGACAGAGCAACCAGTGTTCCTTTGAACTTTGGTTCAAAATCAAGCATGTCTTACAATGCATCTGAAATGCTAGACAACGAGGCTAGAAAGCGTTTATTTCTTTTAAAGAAGGCGTATTCTAACTGTGAAATCCAGGCCATGTACAAAGGGTCAACTCGTCATCCTTCAAAAGCGTTGATCAAGTCTGTACCCTTGTGGACAACTTTTGAAAGATACGCCAAATCTTTCAACATAACTGATTTTGATACTTTTATTGACCAGGTTCAGGCTCGCTTTTACTTTGAAGAGTATGAGATTCCAAGAGTATTAGCTGATCAGTTTGACGGCATGCCGATGTCTAGTCCAATCGTTAGAGTTCCAGGAGCTTTGGGACTTTTAGAAGGTGAACTAGAGCCTGATGACGGAACATTCTCTGAGCAGTCTAATACTCAAGCAAGCTACCTTGTAGAATCTAAGAACAACGTCGTGCACGTCAAGATTACTCAAGATTTGTTAGACGATTCTTCTCCTGCCATTATCGACAAGTTAAGAAAAGGTGTCGTAGAAGGCATCAATCGTTCTTACGAGCGATGCATGCTTGATGGTGATGACACAGTTCCCCACATGGACGCCGACACTGCAGCCGGTAGTGCAAAGTTGTACTCCAAAGCATGGAAGGGTCTACGTAAGCGTGCCTTTGATAACGAAGTTGTCGTGGGTGGAGAAGAGATTGTGTTTGATCATAACGACACACCTTCTAAAGACATGTTCTCAGGTCTTTTAAAGCGTCTTAAATGCCAAGGTGCAGACAAGACAGATCTAGTTTACATCCTAGGTTGCTCATCGACTCATGACCTTGTCAGCGGAGCTATACCAGAACTCTTCACAGCGTTTGCGTTTGGATCTATTGCGTCTAACCGTTCAGGGATTGCGCCACCGGTATTTGGTATCCAAGTCGTAGAGTCTCAGTATGTACGAGAAGATTTGTTAGCGACTGGTAAAGCGGCGGCTGTTCCTGCAACAACTTTGACTTATGCTCTACTTGTTCAAAAGTCACGGTTTATGAACTGGACTAGACAAGCAACCAGGGTATTTGCGTCTCCGTCTCTACCAAGTAGTGATCAGATGCTCATGAGTGGTAAGGCTCGTCACGTGTTTGACGGAACTCCGCAAAGTGTCATTGAGCGCTCTGTAGTCATGGCTAGAAATGTCAGAACTGTATAGTATATGTGGTGTGGGTAGTCCATTTAGTTTATGCCTTTTTCTAAATGGACTACCTTATTTTTAAGGATTATTCATGTCACTCGTTTGCTACCTGTTAAGAGCCCAAGTTAAAGGGCATTCTTCCATGCCGATTTTAGAATGTGGGGGAACTCAGGTGACAACGGGTGATTTTATTTTAACGGATAAAAAAACCGCAGATAAGATCTACAAAATCTACAAAAAAAACTTATCTGTTCCCATTGAAGTGACCTTAGAGGGTCAAACGAAACTCAAACACGGTTTTTACGAGCATAAAAGATTGCCTAAAAACCATGGATTAAATCACACAGTTTTGACACCGCACGTGAAACCATCTATGAGTGACAAGTTAGCAGTTGAAATCTTAACAAGGCAAACGTTTGAAGATCTAAAAATTGAAGACTGTGAAGACAACCTGGACAAAAAAATGAAAACCTCCAGTAAAATAAATAAAAAACATAAACGTAAAGAGGCCAAACGTGCCTAGACCCTACGTCACTATAGATGAAATAAAAGACTGGATTGGTATAGAACTCGCTAACACCAGTCATGACACCACAATCGAAATCATGCGTGATTCGGTGGAACAAGCGGTCATTAATTACGTGGAAAATGACTTTGATGTTCACGTGGTCGTTAATGAAATTCTAGACTCCAACGGTAGTGACACGATCATCCCCAGAAATGAACCCTTAATCAGTGTGCAAGCTGTGCGCATTGGCGTAAAAACTGACGGTAGTGGCGGTGATGACTTAAATACGGACAGTTATTTTGTTGTCACGGAACGAGGTGGGAGTGCGGTGGTGCTTCAAGGGTTTTTACAACCAAGAGGCAGAGCGGTGACAAGGTTGGACTACACCTACGGGTATGAAGAGCTACCGCCTGATGTCAAAGAAGCGATCTTACTGTCTGTAGAAGCTAAGTTTAGGCGTAAAGGCAGAAAGTCCATTGGCCTTAACAGCCGCAGTAAAAAAGATGAAAGTGAAAGTTATAGTGGTACCGGTTCTTGGGATACCAAAGTAGGTCTACCGGTGGATGTCGTATCTATGCTGAACACGTATCGTAAGTTTGAGTTTCCTACCCAGCCTATGGCAACCCGTAATCCTTAAACGAGGTTTACTATGGCTAGAGTCAAAGACATTAAAGATTTATCTCGTTATATCCAAACGACGAAAAATTCCGTCAAACGTTCTTACTCTGAAACTTTGTTACGGGTTACACAACAAGCAGAAGCGTTTGCTAAACAAAATTCGACCAAACAATTTGTCGGACGAAACGGGAGAAGGCTGTCAGGTCGTCTTTTAAATTCTATTTTTAGCGGTGTGAACCCTTTCACGACTGGAACTGGGATGCCTACAGGGTTTGTTGGTACCAGAGGAATTCCTTACGGTAGAATTCACGAAGTTGGGGGGGTCATTGTCCCCGTGAAACGCACTTGGCTTTGGATTAAGCAGTGGGGTGGAGCCGCAGACCGGTTTAGAAGGATGACTCCAAGAGATTTTGTAGGGAAACTTAAACAAAAAGACCGTGACTTTAAAATCTTGGGAAAGAAAAACTCTAAAGGTAAGATTGCGGTATACCAACCCAGCAGTGATACAAGATCCATGGTCAAACTGTTTGCTTTAGCTAAACGAGTGAACATGCCAGCCCGCCCATACCTGACTCCCGCAGCAGGTAGTGCTGTGAAGATGTTTGGAACGATTGCACGAAAAATTCTAAATAGAACGCTTAGAAAAGGTAGATAGATGGCTGATGCTAGAGAAGCGTTAATTATGCAGTCTCTTGTGACAAGACTCAAAACCATCACAACAGCTAATGGTTATAATACCAACGTGCAAAAGGTGTTCGGTGATGAGATTCCTATGGGTATTTCTTTAGAAGAATATGAACTACCTGCTATATTTGTTATCAACATGAAAAGTAATTATCAGTACCAACAAAGTTGTGTGATCGTCAAAACCATGTACGAACTGCAACTCATCCATAATGCCACGGTCGGTGATTCTATTATGAGTAATTTTAAAAGGGATATTGCAAGGGCTATCCACGCGGATTCCCCTGCCGTCAAAAGAACGGATGCCTTTAGAGAATTTGAGGGTAAGCCGACTAGTGCTAGGATGGTAGATAACGAGCCTGATTTGTATATGATCGATGCAAACAGAATTTATTGTTTTCAGTGGGAGTTTGAATACCACGCTCATGCGACAGATTTATGATCTATCATAAAGGCATTGGTAGCAGTATTATTTTGACTTATGGGGAGTAAGAGATGGCGATTAAGTACAGATCACTGATTGACTTTGCAGCGATCCAAGCTGGAAACCGCGAAGGCATCAATCTAGGCCTTGATGGATCTATTTTCATTAGAAGAGAATCTACCACGAGAACCTTTGAGCGCCCAAGAATTGGAACTCAAGGGGTGTCTGAAGGAGCATTAGGTGCCAGCACCGATCTAAGCTCTGGAACCAATGCCAGTTTAGATGTCGCAGTAGACGGTGGGATGGTTGTGACAGCTACTCTTGCAGGTCTTGCCGGTTTGACGACAGGTGTTTTGATTGAACAAGCTTTAGAAACTGCGATTAACACCGCTCTTATTGCCAGCGGGCAAGACGGACGAGTTTGGGCCCAGTTTGACGCTACCTTTGAACTCTATAACGTCTACAGTCAAAAGACGGGTACAACATCAAGTGTTGTCATTACTGACGCCGCTGTGAATAACGTGGCGGTTGATTTAAACCTTGGTATCTTGAACGCTGGAACAGAAAGCTTTGGCCTCAACGATCAAGATTTTTTTCTGTACACAACAGGTGGTATTACTTTCAACCAACCCGTGGAATCTAACCCACACCGCACTGGACGCTTTCATTCAGGAATTATTCGTCAAAAGAAAGTTGTCGAATTCGACATGGATGCCATGCTCAACATGGAAGGTGCAGCCGGCAACTCGCTCGATAACGCTATTCGTTTACTGTACGAATCCATGACCGGTACTGAAAATGTGGTCGTTAATGATTCCATCAACTACGTGCAAGGTCTACCGAACTTTACTTTCTCAGTTGTGAAAGCCTCTACTATTTTTGCCGAGTATTTTACCGGTTGTTATGTCAAAGACTACACCTTGACAGCCCCAGGTGATTCACCTGTCACTCAAAAGTTCACGGGAATGGGCAGTGACGGAGCTATTGCCGGTATTGGGGTCGTTGATGGTTTAGTTAATGCTAGTGCAGTTGTGACTTTGCAGTCCACGCCTTTTAAGCATTCTGAAAGATTTTCTGCGGGATCACGAGTTATGCTTGTCGGAAGTGACGGCAGAACGATTACCACAGGAGTAGACGGCACGCTACTGGTAGTGTCAACTTCCGATATTTTGAACCAGATTACTTTGTCAGAGCAGGTTTCAGCAGCAGACGGCAGCTATATAGTGTTCTGGCATCCAGGAGCTATTCAGCAAACCGGACGGGATAACATTTATACCGACCTGGAAGGTAGTTTCAAGTTTACAAGTTCTGGCAACACTGTTTGCGCCTCAAACATTACCTTAACGTTAACCAACGACCACATTGATCTGAATAACTGTTTTGGCGTGGACGTTAACGAAGGGTTTGCAGCAGGTAACCGTGCCACTTGGGTTCTAGAAGTGACTTTGGATCTGTCTGGTGAAAACCTAGGTGATCTTGTGCGGTCTCGAAACTTTGGCGGTCTTGACGGGGATCTTATTATTGGTAACGTGTCTGAACGATATCTTCTTGTAGACTTTAAAAAGTGGATTGTCAGTGTACCATCTATTGATTTACCAGAAAATGGTACGACTCCAGTTTCTTTTACAGGAACCTTGTATCAATCTTCTCCTGGCAGTCGCGATCCAATTACTTTAAGCTTTAAGTAGGAATTTGAAGCGGCCTTAACGTCTTCACGGTGATCACATCTTTATCCATACGAGCGACTTAGCCTGCCCGTTTAAAACCATTTTTCAAAAGATGGCTTAAACGGGTTTTTTTTTAACATAAAGGATTTAACTGTTATGGCGTTAAAGGAACGAATCAGAAAATTAAATGCAATCCGTTATGTTTGTCGTCAAGACAGTGCGGTCGATGAAGAAAAATCAGATAGGGAAACGTATCAAAAAGATCCAGTGACAAACGCTGATTGTTTGCTGTTCAAAGAAGGAGAAGAGCCTACAGTTTTTATTTTGAACTTTGAACCCAACGCCAAAGAGACGGCTATGATCAATGACCTCAGAGTGGATACGATGAGAGACTCTAGGGGTGCTACCATGACTCTAGGTTCGTGGGCTTTAGC